GTACGGTACCGCACAGGTTCATCGAGAGCTTCTGGCTCGATTGAAACCTCATCATTTAATACTCTGCTCAATGCTTACATCGCATTCCGCACGTTGCGTGAGTCCATGGATTCAAACAGCGCTTGGCGTAATTTGGGTGTGTATGGCGGAGATGATGGGATGACGCCTGATTGCGATGTTACGACGTACGAAAAAGTTTCGATGCGCTATGGTCAGAGATTGTCCGCTGTGGTGTATAACCGCGGAGATATTGGGGTAAAATTTTTGGCCAGGATGTATGGTCCTGGAGTCTGGAGCGGGCGGGCTGACAGTATGTGCGATTTTAAAAGGCAAATAAGTAAAGTGCACACTACTGGAAGCTTGCCAAAGAGTGTAAGTGCGGTGGATAAATTAATTGAGAAGATGCGCTGTATATATCTGACCGATTCGCGCACACCTGTCCTTGGCGATTTAGCAACGGCAGTGTTATCCAAGGTTGCCCGTCGTGACCATTTCATGAAATTTGGGGCTTGGCCCACAACGATGCTCATTGAACAGGACTGTTCTAAACAGCTGATCAGATCTGAGCGAACGTGGTGGGGCAAGTTTGATTTTCATGATCAGTTCCCAAACGACGTTAAAGATTTTGCTTACGACATTATAAATATGCAGATGCCAGATTTCTGTTTTGATACTTTTCGCAACTGGCTGTCGCAATGCAATACCTTGGAGAGTTTTCTCACCCCCCCACTTTGTGTCCCTGTCACTCCGCCCCCACCTGGTGTTTGCGCTGTTGTTGTGGAAGGCACTGTTGTAGATAAAGAAAAAGTGCAAACACCTTCAGCTGCTGTAGCCCCTGTAAATAATTCACGCCGCGAACGCAATAAAAGAAGCCGATCCACCGACCAGCAACTGGGAAGCACGGGTTCCCAAAACGAAACATATGTTGAAGGTCAACTTGTACATAGTGGTAATAATCATTTATCGGCCCCGGTCTCGAAAGCTTTAACCCTCCAGCATGGCCAACCGAAGAAATGGCAAAAGAAGGAAGAAGACCGTACGAAAGGCAAAGGCCCGTACGGCCACCAGGCCTAACCTGGTGAGAGTGAGTGAATCGTGTGGCCTGAGCCAAGCCGCTCAGAATTATATGGCATGCCTCCTTGACCCACAATCCGGTCCAATTACCGGCATGCCGGATGGCTCCGCTGTTACTTCACAGAAAGTTCGAGTGTGGTCGCGTGGCACCATCACTGCGCCTGCTTCAGGTGTTACTGATGTGTCAATCTATTTTAACCCAATAGGCGCGATTACTAATACTCAGGCTGTGATAACTTGGGGACAACCGGCATCCGCTGGAACATTGAATTCGACGTTTAACCAGACGTCCTATGCGTTATGCAATGGCCCATACTCTGGAGCAGAGCTGGTGCCGTCAGATTTTACTGACGCTAGACTGGTGTCTTTTGAAGCGAGGATAAGATATATGGG